ATGAATAATAACGATTTGATATTTGCAACAAGAAAAGGCAGCAACCAGCGGACGAACGATGATGTTGAGGTGTCATTGACATTAATCGGTAGCGGAAAATACATGGCTCTCTCTATTACGAAAGACGTTGCGGGATTGATTGGACAGGGCGACTACATCACTGCGGCAAGGCTCGGCGATCGACTTTACCTCAAAAAATGCGACCAAACAAGCGGGTTTAAGCTGCAAGACAAGAACCACTGTTCCAGAGTCTATGCGCAAATTCCAGCTAAAGCGCTCAAAATCAAGGCGGATTGGGTTGGGCATTATCGGATTTGGTGGAACTCGGAACGAGAATTATTTTATATTGACAATGAAAGACGCAGCTAAAAAAGAAAAAGCACCCGAAGGTGCTATCAAAAAAGAACATCTAATTTTACCACGAAGGAGGATAAGAGTCAATGTACAAATGCGGAAAATGCGGATGGCATTTTGAAGAGGATGAAGCCTTGCGTATTATTGAACGATATGGAGATTGCCACGGAATCCCAGCCGCTGAATATACCTATTTTTGCCCGCTTTGCCATAGCGACGATATTTCCAACGCTGGACGCTGTGCCGTCTGTGGCAAATGGAAATCCGCCGACGATCTAAACAGTTCCGGCGTTTGCTCCGACTGCATGAAAGAGCCGGAAGAAGCGTTATTCGCGGTCTTGGAAAAACACAAACAGTGCAAGGATGAGCTAAGGAAGTTTGAGCGCCGATGCTTAATGCTTGAACGAAACGCGATTAGCTTGGCAAGATGCGATTATGAATAAACAAGACTGGCTAAAGGAGCGCAAAAAAGGCATTGGCGGCAGTGATGCGTCGGCGATCCTTGGGTTGAACCCTTATAAAACCAATGTCCAGCTCTGGGAGGAAAAAGTCGGATTGCGCGAGCCGGAGGATATCAGCGATAAGGATTACGTTAAGTACGGCACGGACGCAGAGGATATGCTTCGCAAACTGTTTGCCATGGACTACCCGGAATATACCGTCAGCCATCCGGACGGATTCGAAATGCTCTGGCACCCGCAATACCCTTTTTTGTTTGCCTCTCTTGACGCGGCACTCGCCGAACGAGAAACAGGGCGTAAAGGTGTTCTGGAGATCAAGACGACCAATATTCTTCAGTCAATGCAGAAGGAAAAGTGGAGAGAGCAAATCCCTGACAATTATTATATCCAGGTGCTTCATTATCTTTTAGTGACCGGATGGGACTTCGCGATACTTAAGGCACAATTAAAATACGATTATGCCGATGGGCTAATGTTGGTCACAAAGCATTATCACATCGAGCGATTAGATGTTGCGGATGACGTCGGCATACTGCTCAAGGCAGAGGTTAAATTTTGGCACCAGGTCGAGAAAAAGCAAAGACCTGACCTGATTTTACCGGGAATTTGAAAGGAGATTTATGGAATTTAAAATGACAACTGATCTTGCGACAACAGTGCCGCAGATCATCGACTTTAATAACGAGGAGCTTAAGCGCGAACTGGCCGCTAATCTGGAAAAATATCAGGGGTTAGTCGTCACAGATGACGCTATTCCGGCGGCAAAGTCAGACCGGGCAAAACTCAATAAATTTAAGGACGCAATCGAAACCAAGCGGAAGGAAATCAAGAAAGTTTATCTCGCTCCGTACAACGAATTTGAGGCAAAATGCAAGGAACTTACGACAATGGTGGATGAGCCGATCAAAACCATTGACGATCAAATCAAGGCATTCGAGGAAGAAAAAAAGGCAATCAAACGCCATGAAATCGAAGAATATTTTTCCTCCGCTATGGGCGATGCCGCGACCATCTATCCGCTTTCCCTTATTTGGGATAATCGGTGGCTTAACTCGTCTTTTAAGCTCAAGGACGCGCAATCCATCATCGACGAAACCAAGGCCAAAATAGGGCGCGATACGGAGGCTATTAGAGCGTTGAAATCGGACAACGAGGCCTATTTATTGGACGTTTACGCGAAAACCCTTGATATTTCGTCGGCAATCGCGGAACAAAAACGGTTCGAAGAACGGGCGAAGCAACAGGCGGAAATCGAAGAACGGCAACGCTTGGCAAAAATAAAGGTAGCCGAAGCAGTGTCCAAGCCGGAGCCGATCATTGAGCAAGAAGTGGCGTTTGCCGAAGAAGAACCGCTTATCACAATTGATTTTCGCATCCGGGCCACAAAAGATCAGATCATTGGTCTTCGAGATTACCTCAGGCAAAACAATATCAAATTTGGGAGGGTTGAATAATGGCAGTAAATAACAGCTTAGCAAAACGGCAAGAAGGTGGCACATTGTCCGCATACCTGGCAAACGATGCGGTCAAACGCAAAATCAATGAAATGGTCGGCGGTAAAGACGGGCAGCGGTTTATCACCTCTATCATTTCCGCAGTGTCGGTTAATCCGGCATTAGCACAATGCCGTCATGATACCATCTTATCGGCGGCAATGCTTGGTGAAGCGCTTAAATTGTCCCCTAGTCCGCAGTTGGGGCAATACTATATGATCCCATTCGAAAACCGCAAAGACGGATATACCGCCGCGCAGTTTGTGCTTGGATATAAGGGTTATATCCAACTCGCTATCCGCTCCGGCAACTATAAAAAAATCAATGTTTTGGCGATCAAAGAGGGCGAATTGGTTTCCTTTGATCCGCTCAACGAAACAATCGACGTTAACCTCATCCAGGATGATATCGAACGCGAAAACGCCGCGACAATCGGTTACTATGCCATGTTTGAATATCAAAACGGCTTCGTCAAGGCAATGTATTGGAGCCGCGAAAAGATGGAAGCCCACGCGCTGAAATATTCCAAAGGATATAAAGCGAAAAAGGGATATACATTCTGGGAAAAAGATTTTGACGGCATGGCGTATAAAACCATGCTTCGCCAGCTGATTAGCAAGTGGGGAATCATGAGTATCGAAATGCAGCAGGCAATCAGTGGGGACGATGCCATTATCGACGATAACGGAGCACCGGTATACGTTGAAAACGAACCGGCAACGCCCAAAGCGGCGGAAACGGTTGTCGACGCAAAGCCCGCGACGGAAGAAATATCCGATGTATTTTTTGATGAACCAGCGGCCGAAAAATAAGCCGGACATCATCGCAGAATATGAATAATTATACAAATTTAGGAGGATTAAAAATGATCGATCACGATTTACCAATCATCAAGGACAATGGGTTTTGCACCGTGCTCAAAGGCGAAATCATGAAGGGCGCGAGAAATATAGATATTGCTATGGACGGAAGCAAAATGCTTGGAAACGTATTTGTTAACGGAATGAAATTTGATAAAAGCGGGTTGGTGGAAGCGGCCGTCACGTTTTGTTTTAACGAGGAGGATTAAAAATGAGTAAATTTAAAGTCGGGGATAAGGTCAGGGTAAGAAAAGACCTTGTTGTTAATAGCGCGTACGGCAAGGTAGACGACGAAAAGTATACGTTTGCGACGGGTATGGACAAGATGCGCGGTAAAGTTGCCACTATATCGAGAGATGATGGCGATTGCTATCGAATTTTGGAGGCACCATGGTGGTGGACGGACGAAATGTTAGAGCCCATCGACGACTATAAAATCGTCATCACATCCGACGGTAAAATCACCCTGGCGCGGCTATATGACGGTAAAAAAGTGATTAGAACCGCTAAGGCGAAATGTGCGCCGGACGATGAATTCAGCTTTGAAATAGGGGCCAAGATCGCGTTTCGCCGCCTGGTAAAACCGGTTATAGATCCAACAGAGAAAGAGCCGGAGTATTACACGGGGAAGGTGGTCTGCGCGGATAATGCCGACCTTGACCAGATTTTTACTGTTGGCAAAATCTATACGGTGCAAAACGGAACCCTTAAATATGACGACGGAGATATTGCGAGAGTGGGTGCTAAATCTATTGACGACTTAAACGAGGAGCGTTCCGTTAAATTTATCGAATTAGCGGAGGACGCAAAATGTTAAATAGAATCGTAATATGCGGCCGTTTGGTCAGAGATCCAGAACTAAAATCCACCACCAACGGCGTAGCAGTCGCCAACTTCACCGTAGCCTGTGAAAGAAACTTTGCCGGATCGGATGGCAAAAAGGAAACCGACTTCGTGCCGTGCGTAGTCTGGCGTGGTCTAGCCGAAACCTGCGGGCGTTATCTTGGAAAAGGTAAACTGGTCGCCGTCGAAGGTCGGTTGCAAATTCGTTCATACGACGACAAGGACGGCAATAAGCGCACGGTCGCGGAGATCGTCGGGGATAACGTTCAATTCCTATCCCCGAAGAGTGAAAATGCACAACCTGCGGAGCCAATGGGCGAGGAAATGACGCCGCTGGACGAGATACCGTTTTAAACACTAACCCGGGACGGCGGGAAAATATCAAGCGCGGTACCGTCCGCCGCGCTGAGGAGGTATAAATATACAGAGTGATTGAATTTAAAATCGACTTTAAAATGACCGGAGAATACGGATTAAATAAAATCTACGGCGGCAAACATTGGACAGTGCGTAAAGCCGATGTTCAGATGATGCACAACCTAGTTTGGTGGTCAATGGTTCAGCAGCACGTCCCCCACAAACTCTTTGATAAGCCGGTGAATATCGTTGTTTATTACAATGATAAGCTGGATTCGGACAACCACGGTTACATGTTAAAAATGATTGTAGACGCGATGAAAGGCTATTTACTGGTTGATGATAAGCGGCGGTATGTACATCATACCGGGAATGACTTTTGGGACGGTAATGGGATTCTGGTACGGGTTGAGGAGGATGAATGATGGATAAACCGACACATCTATCTCTCTTTACCGGCATCGGCGGTCTTGATCTTGCGTCCGAATGGGCAGGATTTGAAACCGTTGGTCAATGCGAATTTGCCGATTACCCCACAAAAGTCCTTGAAAAGCACTGGCCGGACGTACCAAGATGGCGCGATATTAGAACCCTAACAAAGGAGAGCTTCTATGAACGAACAGGACGAACAACAGTTGACGTTATTTCCGGCGGATTCCCTTGCCAGCCTTTCAGTACAGCCGGGAAACGAAGAGGCAAGGAAGATGACCGCTACCTCTGGCCAGAGATGCTTAGGGTTATATCAGAAATCGAACCAGCTTGGGTTATTGGCGAAAACGTTGCTGGAATCATCAGCATGGCACTCGATGATATTCTTGCTGACTTGGAAAATATCGGCTACTCCGCGCAATCATTTAATATACCAGCTTGCGCCGTCGGAGCCCCGCACAGGAGAAAAAGGGTATTTATTGTTGCCAACTCCGCGCAAACAAATGGCTACGATGGGAATGCACAAAAAAGAGGAGACGATAATAATGAAGCACCCCTGGAATATAGAGGACGAGCTTGGTGGGACTCCGAACCCGAACTATGCAGAGTGGTTGATGGGATTCCCTCAAAATTGGACATTAGTCGAGACGAATGCCTAGGTAACGCGGTTGTTCCGCAGCAGGCCTACCCGTTGTTTAAGGCGATTTTCGAGGAGGTGATGCGGTTACGGCAGAACGAAGAATGTTCGCAAAAACGATCATAGACAGTGACGCGTTTATCGAAATGCCGATCACGTCGCAGTTGCTCTATTTTCATCTGTCGATGCGAGCAGACGATGACGGATTCGTCAATAAACCAAAGAGTTTGATGCGGATGATCGGCGCCAAAGACGATGACATAAAAATACTGATCGTTAAAAAATTTATCATTCCGTTTGAATCTGGCGTCATCGTCATCAAACATTGGCGTATTCATAACTATATTCGCAAAGACACCTACACCGAAACAAAATACAAGGATGAAAAACGCCTGCTTGACACCGATGAAAATGGAGCCTACTCGTTGCCGTCCACGGGTCGTGGACGGGTCGTCCACGGATCGTTGACACAGGTTAGGTTAGGTAAGGTTAGTATAGGTAAGTTAGATAATGATAATGATGATACCCCCGAACCAAAATCCGATCCCACTTTCGCCAAACTCTATCAATCCTTCGAGAGCGAATTCGGACGGCCTCTTTCCGCAATCGAATCTGATCAAATCATCGAATGGCGCAAGGATCACAAGGACGAACTAATCACCGAAGCCCTAAAACGCGCCGTTCTCCATAACGCAAAAAATCTCGGTTATGTAAACGGAATCTTGACAAATTGGGAATCGGCTGGGGTTAGGTGCTTGAATGACGTTGCGGAAGAGGACAAGCGGCGGGAGAAGAGCAAAAAGGTAGGGGTTGCGGATAAGGGTAAGAGCAACAGGAAGTTTCGGGGGAGTCAGGAAGATGTACTTTCGGATGAAATTTATGAGGTGTATTGATGATTGATTTTAGCAAAGATGGCGGCATAGACTCTCGGCTAATTAGTTTTGATTGTCCCGGATGCGGCGAAACAAACACGTATATTGACCACTTTCCGAAAGATATCCGCTGTTTATTTTGCCACAGGCTCCTTGTTGTTAGTGACGATACGATTTTCGAAGTTGGCAACGGCAGCTATATTCAAGGTAAAAAAATAATTAGAACCGCTGAACTGATCAGGGAGGGCTGCGGAGTTTTGCCAGATAAGGCCGCAGAAATTGAAAGAATGGTTGCTGAAATGGTTGCTGAAATGGAGGATGAAAAATGAACGTAATCTGCATAGAAACCGGAGCCGTATATCAATCCGCAGCCTCAGCCGCACGGGTTATCGCCGGGGATAGAGGATCGAAAAACATTAACAGAGCAATCCATAGCGGCGGGACATTTCGAAAGATGCACTTTGCAGTAACAGATTTGCCGCCGACCGTGGCCGACGTTAAACTGCCGAACTACGGCAAAGGCAATCCGCGAGTCGCAACTATTTACCATCTTTGCCCGGATTGCAACGTGCCTATATCGCAATGTGGGTGGTGGTATGGATTGGTTACGCCGGAAGGAGCGAAAACGAAAGTGAAGCATATTCGCGAGTATGAAAAAGGGCGTAGCGGGAAGCGGGTTGATATTGACCGCGTGATCGTGGTCAAGTGCCCGAATTATAGGAGGTAAATGGATGGAAAACATTAAACATAGCGGAGTCTGTGAAACATTTGAAACCGGGGCAAAGCGAGAAGATAAGACCGGGAAAGGTCGGTGTGACTTGTTGCCGCCTCGTGCGCTTATCAGATTGTCAAAGCATTACGAAGCTGGAGGTGCGATATACGGAGACCGAAACTGGGAGAAAGGCATCAAAATATCAAAGCACATTGATAGCGGCATCCGTCATTTGCTCAATTATTTGGACGGGAAAACGGACGAAGACCATCTCTGCGCTGCGGCATGGCAAATCATGTGCGCAATGGAAACGGAAGAAAAACGGCCGGAGATGCAGGACATACCGGCGAGGATTGAGGCGGAAGAAGCGGAACGGGTACGTTCGGCACTTGGATTGACGGCGGATATCGCGAATAAAGCCGTTCCTGATACCAGGGACGCATATGCTGCGTTTGTTGAAGCAGCAAAAGGCACTCAGTTTTATCTCGATTCCGATGGAAAAATCACGGCAGAAGGTGATTAAAATGAAATGCGGCGAATGTTACTGGCGAGATGGTAAGGTCTGCAAGTGCCCATATTGCCGATACCGCGGGATGAAGTTGCCGGACGAGTTTGAGGATTGCGAGTCTTGGGCGATGGGGAAGAGAAAGGATGATGT